CTTCGACAGAAAAGTCGCCTAAGATTCTCTCAATTTTTCGCGTGATTGCGTGATGCAACCACACGATAGATCCATGAAATTGTGGATCTATAGAAAGATTCCGAAAACGACGATTCGTTTGTCTACATTGGTCCTCAAAGAAAGAAAATTTCTCAAGGGCTACTTCATCCAAATCATAGTCTAAGAATAAATTCTTATTTTTTGACAAGAATTTGGTAGCAATGTAGGCATCTCGCATATCATGTGAAGTAACATAATTGCGAGGACTAAACTCTAGGTTAGCCAACTGTTCATGCTCATTATGTTTCCATAAGAGCCAAGCAGTTAGCGCCCTAGGGCAGTCGCATGCCTCGAAGAATTGTCCGACGACCTCAGCTTCAAGCCGAGGGGCAGCACGAAAAGCCTCAATTCCTTTAAGGAATTGAGTACCACGTCTATTATAGTACATGGCGCCCTCCAGAGTTTACAATCTAGACCCGACTTAATACGGCGGGTCGAAATTGTCCACCGCCGCCCTGATAGGAGATCCAGTTAGATCATTAGGATCTCCATCAGAAGCGTAGATGTCTTTCGCGAAAAGAGAAAACATCGTGTCGAACAAAGCATTACGTTCCCACAATGCACTTCTCTCCGGCAAAAGAAACTCCATGATCCCGGTACAATCATATGCTTTCGTTGGCGCCGGCTGTATGCCGGTTGCCGTCGACGCACTTGTTTGTTCCAGGGTCGGGAGGACAACTTTTACGGTCACTTTATAAACCCGAGACGCCTTGGTAGGCGGTCGGACAGACATAGTGACCGCGGGATAACCGAGTGCAATACCGCCACTTCGGTCAACCCAACGTGTTACCCCCGGTAGCGAAAAGCCTTCGGGGTCATACGTACGGTTAAAGCCGATTGCTGCACTACCCTCAGTTGTGATTCGTCCATTAGGACGATTCGCTATGAGAGCCAGTGAAACAGCCGACGCCGTTTTTATGGATGCGATAGCAGCCATAGAAAGTACTCCTTAAGAAGCACAAGTACATTTTAGCTGCGGAGGAATGTGACTTTTAGCAAAGCTAAAGCATTCAGTGCATGTTGTGTAGAAAACGGATTCTTAAACGAAGGAGGTCGCAAGGAAGGAAAGGACGTTAATTTAATCCTATCCAACCTTATGGCATTACTTCGAGTGAATCCAGATCCTCCATCAGCATGAGCCGAACTAAGCCACATCGACCACATGTACGAAGATCGGAAGTTTTCACGCGTAAATCGCGTTTCATAGCCGTCTAAAAAAGTAAGACCGTCCCATGAGTTTAAAGACTCAAGATAAGGTCCGACGCCTATAAACCAATCGACAACGAATGAAAACGGAAGAACCTCCCAAGCTAAATTTAGAGGGTTCGTAAAGCCACTTTGAGAGATAAACGCTCCTAACACCGAGTCTACTTTATAACGCATACCAAATTTGATATGTGTTGTACGATCCCAAAGTCTATTACCAACGACTTTCGAATTGAAAAGGATAGGCTCTTTGGAAGAAGACACAATCTTCGCAGATGACTTTATTTGGCATACCACGCGATCATCTAGCTGTAATCTTGCTAGATTCTCGGCAGATCCCTTGATATCCTGGAGAAGGGGTTTCCAACCGTATTGAAGTTCAAGCCAATTATCGGCAAGACCTTTCTTTACAGATGGACCTCCTCCTTTTCGGAATCGAGGTTTCTTACCCTGCCATAAAGCGGTTATTGCTCCAGGAATGTTTCCACGCCGAAGAGCACGAACAGAACCAGTCAACCGAGCGGCAGTATTCTTTACCATTCGAGTAAATTGGTTCACCTCAAGCAAGTCTAAAGCTAGATTACTATTACTAGTAACTAAGGCTTGCAAGCGTTTTATAGCGACGTCCCTACAGCTCAACATATGTTCAGCCAAGGGTGGTACACCCGAGCCTGCCCCATTCGTCCACACATAAGATCCATACCTATGACTCGAATCATTCGGATTGCCTGGAGAAATCCAGACTTCCCTACGTGACGAAAATCCTGGGTCGGTTTCTAAAATGTAGACATGGTGGGGATTTACCGGAAGACGCTGTTTCTTAAACGCTCCAAAATTTAGCGTCGAAACACCGGTCCACTCGCGTCTGTATATCTCCTCAGTCGTTGACCCTTCGGTCTCTGACGTTGGAGAACCAGTCACGTTTGGAATTACGATGTTTCTTAATTGCAACGCTGGTCTTGGAACGTAATGCGGCTTCCATGGCTCCTGGCGAGGAGGATAGTTAGTCTTCATCGCCATACCCCCGCTTTTGAAATTTTCCAAGAGCGGGCAAGGTTAGTTTCTCCAGGAACACAAGTTACCTTATGTAATGAAACATAAGAAAAACCAATGTACCCTGAAAATTCTAATAAGAAGCCCTGCTTGTCGACAAATCGTAAGAACATCTTAACACGAATCGGGCGGTTAAGCATCGGGAAATCCAAAACCACTATTCCATTCTCTACGAAGAGAAATGGTTTCGTGATGAGGAAATTCCCTTTATTCAGCCGTTCTGATATGTGAAAAAAGATATAACTTCCGTAGGTGTCGAGTAAAGTAAGGCTCTCAATCCGAGCTGCAGCGGATCCTTGTAAAGTATCAAAAGGCTTTGAAATGACACCAGGATACTCTGGAAACAGAGGATCTAGGACCATATCATGCCTTCACAGCTTAACGAGACATAGTAAATGCCTCTAGTTCCCATTCTGCTGAAGATCAAAATAGCGACCCCGAGCAGAAGACAAGTTTAGCTAAGCTAAAATTGCCACTCACGTCATAGGCAGTGTGTATAACAGCACTGAGGAACCCAGCGAAACCCGATAAACACATGACTATAAACAGGAACATAGCTTTCTTCATTGGGCCTCCATACAAGGAGAGCCACTGAAGCGCTACATCCCGTATTTTTGCCATGGTGCTAACGATTTCCATCTGAATCCTTCCTATAACGAGATTGGAGGGCTTTATCGCCCTAAACCTCCCGATACGAACTTATTATGAGGAGAAAGTATCACGTTGGAAGCGAATATCACGAGCATCGTTATTTATAACGACACCCGCAGTTTTTGTCTCCAACATGATCCCAAGGATTTTGATAAGTTCCGCCTCGAGCATCTCACGTTTCCACTCATCCACTAACGCCCAAAAAGGCAAAAAGTAGCGAAACCCATCAGGACCTGCGTCCTGAAGAAGTTCCGGCACTTCCGTCTTTATGAGCGATGGATAGAGAGTGACGATTTGATGCGCGATTTGGTTCTTTCTCATCTTCATTGGAAAAACTCCTCAGAATAAACGGACCG